GAAATGGAGTTAAAGATGGGTATTAAAACCGTTGGCACTTCCAAGCCTGTTACAAATGCGACACCTACTCCAAAGTCTAACGGAGGTAGGGCTGGTGCGCCAGCTAGTATGGAATCTCTCTCCACGGAGGATTGGATGAAAGCTAGGCGAAAACAGGTTCGAAAACGCTAAATCGGGGCCGAGCGCCCCATGTAAAAAAGGAAAGATCACATGGCAAATTCTATTTTGACCCCAGATCAAATTACTCGGGAATCATTAAGAGTCCTTCACGAGAAACTCACATTCGTAGGTGCTGTTAATAAGCAATACGATTCATCATTCGCATCTACTGGTGCAAAAATTGGCGATACCCTTCGTATCAGAAAGCCAGCTCAGTTTAAAGTACGTAGAGGGATCGTCATGGATGCTCCTGTTCAAGACTACGTTGAACAAACTGTTCCACTTACTGTTCAAGAAATCGTAGGTGTTGACCTTGAGTTCACTGACCTAGACTTGACTTTAGAGTTAGATGATTTCTCAAAACGCATCATTGAGCCGGCTATGTCTCGCATCGCTGCTGACATCGAACAAAACGTTCTACGTACAGCTTCCGGCCAATCAGTTGTCTCTGCAGCCACTGCTGCTGACCTTTGGAAATCAATATTGATCTCTCAGGCGTACCTTGACAACTTAACTACTCCTCGGGACAACAACCGATGTGTACTAATTGACACTCTCATGCAAGTGGATCTAGTAGATACTTTAAAAGGTCTCTTCCAAGATTCATCTGAGATCTCTAGCCAATACCGTGAAGGTATGATGGGCCGCACTGCAGGTGCTGACTTCTATCAATCTTCATACATCCCAACAACTGAGACTTCTCCCGAAGCATCTTTTGCCATTGTAAGTTTCTCTGCAGGAAATCCAAATTCGGGTTCAGCAGCAGGCGCTACCATGACCATAACTGCTACCGGTGCGGGTACTATACCTAAAGGAACTCAGTTTGAGTTGAACAACGGCACATCAGATGCTTACGCAGTACAACCTGAGACTAAAAAGAAATTTGTTGGTCAAAAGGTATATGTGACAGCACAAGAAGATGTAGTGATCGCAGGCGCAGGTGCTGTAGTAGTTCCTATTGCAGCTCCTATCATTTCTGCTAACACCGATGCTCGCCAAAACATCTCTGATGCCCCAGTAACAGCAGATGCCTTGACTGCAGACCTACAGAAGACTCTTGTATTCCATAAGGATTTTATGACTTTCGCATCTGCGGATCTCCAACTTCCTCGTGGCACAGATATGGCATCTCGCGAGTCTTTTGAAGGTATCTCAATGCGCTTAGTGCGTGACTATAACATTGCAACTTCGGACTTCCCTGTTCGCTTTGACGTACTTTATGGTACTAAAGTGATCCGTCCTGAGTATGGCGCAGTTGTAGTAAAAGGATACTAATCCTAACGGAGCCCTTCGGGGCTCCTTCTTTTATTTGGAGTATATATGCTAATGAAGTACAAACCTAAAGCACCTAAGCAGTACAGCAATGATGCAATTATTGCTAAACCCGCTAAAAAGTCCGTAAAAAAGGCCACTAAGAAGACTACCAAAAAGAAATCCTCTAAGGAATAGTGATGAAGACAGCTAGAGATTTAATCCAACAAGCAGCTAAAAAAGCCGGGGTTATTGATGCGATTGAAACCCTAGAGTCTCTTGAAGCTAGTGATTCATTACAGGAATTAAACGATATTATAGAAGGCTGGAACATTGACTCTTTATTTCCGTATGTGAATGATGAGTATAATGTTGCAATCCCGACTATAGATGCAGGTAAAATAAAAATCGGCCCTGCTGCTGAAGGAGCTGTGGACGTTGATGCGCCTAGGCCCAATCGAGTAATTTCTGTAGCAATTAACAAGTCAGGTAAATACTACCCACTTGAATATGTATCCCCGGACGATGCTGCAACTTCTAATTTTAGAAATGTAAGTGGAGCAACAGGGGGAATACCTCTTTACTACACAGTACATACTACCTACCCAATTAGTCAAATTGAAGTATTCCCTAATGCAAATTCATTTCCATACATCATAACTTCACAGAATGTAGTTAGTGCTAAAACACTAAATGATACAATCAGTCTACCTTCCGGCTACTACCCAGCTCTTGTGGCTGAGTTAGCAGTAGTTCTTGCAGGAGATTATGGTAACTTGGAAATGGTTCCCTTGCTTGAAGCTAGGGCAGTAAAAACGATTACACGACTTAAAAGGCTCAATAACAAATCTCGTAGGCTATCTCACGATGGCACTCCTCGAGGTGCGGGTTATTGGGATATAACTACGGACTCTTATATTTAGGACATAAAATGGCTCGAGTTCTTGTACAAGACTGGATTGCTCAAACCTACCAAGCTCGGAGCCCAAATTCTTCGAGCCGTAGGACGTTAAACGGCTATCCACAATCTACTGAAGGTGAGGGTAAATTCCCCTCCGAGATTATTGGAACTCCGGGGAACTTCACGTTCACTCGTAAAGAGTCACCCCCTAAGATCATACAAGCTATCCAAGGCAACGGGGCCACCCCCAATGTGGTTAGCGTGTCCACTACAACGGATTCTGAGGTTATTCCAGGGACTGTTGTTAATATAAATGGCACAGTTGATTATGATGAGATTCAAGTTGTCGTGGCTTCTGTCATCTCTACTACTCAGTTTACCTACGAAACCTTTAATAATACCAATACAGTGGCTAACTTAGGTGGTGAAGTAGAGGCAACAGGGGAGTCTCCTATTTCCGTAGTAGACCCCGAGTCTAGTTGTCGGGGGTTGTACACAACCTCTACAGGTCGAGTATTTACTTGTTTTGCAGGAGAAGTTCTAGAGATACTAGAGGATGGCTCTTGGCTGCAAGTGACTAGCATCGGGCTACAATCCTCCTCAGTTTCTTTTACGGATGATGGAATACACTTAGTATTTTGTGACGGACTAATCCTTTGGACGTACAAGCTAGATGATGGGACACTACTGACCCCTAGCCTGCCATTTACCAAACCAATAAAAGTTTTATTCTCAAATAGTAGACTTGTGTGCATTAACGACGGCACAGAGCCTGTCCCGGATGACAACGTAAACACAAAGAATAGATTTTATTTCACTGAGCTATTGGATGCGAATGATTGGCCCACGCTAAATTACGCATCGGCTGAGTCTTCAGCAGACCCCATAATTGGAATGGATGTGCGAGAAGGCGAGCTATGGTTTTTTGGACCACGATCTTACGAGGTGTGGCGAGCCGATATAAATCCCGACCTCCCCTTTGTTAAAGTGGGTGGGTCGTCTACAGAGATTGGGTGTGGTGCGCTTAATTCAATCACATCTATTGCGGGCCAAGTGTTTTGGTTAGGTAGCTCTACAGCAGGACAAAACATAGTGTTTATGTCAAATGGCTACAACGCACAGAGAATCTCCACCCATGCGATTGAGTATGCTCTGGGGCAAGTAGGGGGATTGACTTCGGATGCTCGAGGGTTTGCGTACCAACAGGAAGGGCATACATTCTATGTACTCACACTCATCACAGGCAACCGGACATTTGTTTTTGACCTGACTACTCAGCAATGGCATGAGAGATCTAGCCGAGATCGAGCAATCAATAAAGAAAACTTTTGGGAAATATTATATACCACCTTTGCGTTCTCTAAAGTTCTAGCGGGGGGTCTAAAGAACGCACGTATTTTGCAGTTAGATTTAGACCGATATATTGAATGGGATGGGAGACCTATTGTCAGACTGCAAAGAGGCCCTATTACCTTTCAAAACCTCTCTCAAGTATTTCACGATAGGTTCACTATAGACATGGAGACTGGAATAGGTCGCCAAGCAGGTGAGCCATATTTATCCGGTGTGCAGACAGGTGAGGCAGTCAATCCAGAATTAATGATGCGCCACTCAGATGATGGGGGGCATACTTGGTCAAGTCAACGCAAAACTACTGTTGGTCGAGTAGGGCAATACCTAGCTAGAGTGATATTTCGTAGGCTCGGAAGATCAAGGGAACGTGTGTACGAGATCTCAATGTCAGCCCCTGTCAAATGGCATATTTTAGGGGCAAGACTTAGCTTAAAAGCAGGAGCTCAGCCATGAGTAACATAGGCCCGGCTCCCATTATGAATCCCCTATCTAATGGTAGAATTTGGTCTCAATGGTTCTCCACATTGGGGGATAGCCTCAAAGGTAGATGGGGGCAACAAAAGAGACAGTTAGAAAAACTAAATATTGACCCACAACCCACCACAGAATACCTAAATTATAAAGGTACTGAAATAAGTTTTCTCTTTGTATGGGAATCTGGAGTTACGTTCAACGGGAGTGAGATATTACTCAACGACACCCCAGCGACAGCAGACCTCTCCATGAGGTCCGGAATCCTACAAGTGTGGGACGGCTCAACCCTAGTTGGTGGAGCGTACTGCAACGAACGAACTATAGAATTACCAAACTTGAGCTCGAGTGGTCGGACTATTGTGCAGGGTTCAATTATGACTAAGATAACCGATCCAAGGAGGATTGTATGATAGATTGGCTTATGGATCCCACCGGAATGGGCGCATATCGAAAAGGATTAGCTGCTAACGAGGCAGCAAAAAGAGAAGAATTAGAAGCCGCTCGAGGGAGGGCTGCGGGTCTTGGAAAAGAGTTTACCGACACTGGCGAGTTTGTTGCCAACACGTATGCCCCCTACGCAAATCTTGCATCATTGGGGGCGGGTCAAATGATGCAAGACTATTCAGTCACCCCAAATGCTTATCAATTCCAAGGACAAGTTTCAGACTATTTAGACCCTTCTATTGCGTATCAACAAGATCAGGCACGCAGGCAACTTGAGTCCTCAGCAGCGGCTAGAGGTAGTTTAATGAGTGGGGCAGCCGCTAAAGCTATTGCGGATCGTGCACAACAAATCGGAGCTCAAGGCTACGGAAATGCGTATGCAGCGATGGAGCGGGATAGAAGTTACGGAGCAAATCAAGCTCAACAAAACTATTTAAACCAAGTAGCACAAGGGCAACAACAGTATAACCAAGCGCAGAACGTGTCACAATTAGGTCTACAAGGATTAGCGGGACAAGGTGGAGCCCTTGAGCGGGGTGTAAGTAGTTCTGTAAATACTAGGCTCCCAACCTATACCCAACAGATTGACCCCTCCGCAGGAATGGGAGATCTTGCAGTAGGTAAAATGCGTGGCGGGTTCACGCAAGGGATCTTAGATGGGGTCTCGGGCGCAGCAGCTCCTGGATTAAGAGACCTATTTGGAATGAAAATGAATGGTTTTGTTCCAGGGAAGGATAAATAATGCCACCACTATCACAACTTATGCAGATGGGTCCCGGAAACATATTTGGGGGACTAGGTAAGAATCTCGGAGCAGGGATTGGCGGGGGAATCACTAAACAGATTCGTCGTCCTCTATTCAATAAACTTATAGATAAGTTTCGCACAGGGAATGAAGACAAAGCTAAATTAAGCACTCTTGCTCAAATGGGGCTAACAGCGGCTCCTATGCAAGGTTCGGAACAATACCCAATCTTTGAGCAGATGTTTGAAGCTAATCAGAACTTATTAAACCAACGAGCAGATAGATCGCAAGAACTTTGGGAGACTGATCCTACGGCAGCTCGGGAGTATTTGTTAGGGGAGCAGGCGATGAAGTTCGGGGGAACAGGCGGTAAAGGGCCAAAAGACCCTGGCTTATCTCTAGAGCAGAAGAATGCGATTAGTAACCTAACGACAGCTTATAACCAATACCTAGCAGCACAAAACGCACTTTTTGCGGACCCCACTAATCTGGAGAAGGATGCGGCTAGGCTACAAGCCAAGCAAGCGATGAATATAGCTAAAGGCGAAGCGGTGGGAGTGGGTGTAGATGCGAACAAAGTGATTGACACTGCCTCCCAATCAGAGACTTTCGGTGGAAAGTTGGCCGAGCAGAGAAATATAATAGCTAATGAACGAGGCAAAAATTCAAATCTTATAAATGAGGTGCTCACTAAACTCCAAGGCACTGTGGATAAAGTATTAGGGGGAGCGACTGTCAACAAATGGATAACCAATTCATCTTTGGTGAAAGATTCCGCAGATCAAATTCAGCATTATATTGATAACTTTAACCAATATAAATCCCAACCAAATGCGTTGTTTGGGGCAGTAAAGGCTTTGGGTCGAGCTATTGAACCGGGGCTTCAAGTAACCTCGGATGAGGTTAAGGGATTCTTAGGAGCCAATGCGGTCTCTAGTTTCATTGGGGGTGTTCAGGATCTTGGGGAAGGATTCAAAACTCTTTTCGGGCCGAAAGGAAAAGGTGGTTTGTTGAGGGAGGCCCAAGAAGCGGCAGCTACTGACCAACCTAAACAAATGTGGCAGATCCTAGTTCAAGCATCCAACATTATCTCAATGTCTCAGAATAACTATAACACATTTCTAACTGAGGCTAAAAAGAACGCAAAGAACATCGGAGGTGCGGATACAGCAGCTCGTACAAAATATTTGCCACAGGATGACAAAGATCTTATTACGACTGCGATGGCTGAATATATAGACGATAAAGTACCTAAAACTGTTATGAGTTCGCAAATGACCCCACTCCTAGTAGGAACTCCAATGCCTACAGATGGGGGCATTGCTGCTGACTTGATGGGCAAAGCTAAGACTCTGATTGCACAAGCGGAGGCGTTCTTAGAGACAGACAAGGGGTCTGACCCAGATCGGGAAAAACTAAGAGTCCAAATAGAAAAGACTAGGGAAGCCACCAAAAAAGAAGATGCGAAAGCTATTGAACAAGAGGTTGGTTTCTTAGGGCAGATTATTAATGCACTACTAGGTTTGGAGACTGACGAGAACGGCAACAGCACACTTAAAGTTGAAAACCTTAATGTGGCGGGAGTCCCTCTTGGGGATCAAAAAGTTCGTATTAGCGACGAAGAGGCGCAGAGACTAGTAGAAAGTGGGGAGTGGTAAGAATGATATTTGATGACCTACCTGACAAACAAAAAGTGATCCTTATAAAACAAGGATACTACGGACCCAATGGTACGTATAAGAAAACAGATAATGTCCCTCTTTGGGTGCTTGAGGAAGCAAACAGAGATTCTAGGGACCTTGGGGATGGGTTTTCTAAACTAGACTCTATTGCCCTGCGAACAGATAGGGATGCTCCGGAGGTGCGCCCCGCACCCCTAGGTCGTCGAGGGGGTCCAGATCTACTTCCTTATGAACCAGCTATTTCCGATGAGTACCAGCCCTCAGAAGCAGAGATGAGTGAGTATCGCCAAAAGATAGATAGGCCGGGAGGGTTTGTGCTTCCGCAATTAGCGTTGTCTCCCGAGCAGAGAGAAGAAGCAGCCCGCAAAGGAAAAGCTAAGGCTTTTAAACATAGTGAACTATCTAAATTACTAAAAGACGAGGGAGGTATTTTTCAATATGAATTTTACGATCCTAGGCGTAAGGACACGCTCACTATCTCTCGAAAAGATAAACTAACTCCACAAGATCTTGAGTTTATTAAGCAAACTTACGCTGAGTTAAACCAAAGAGAGGGTGCTGATCCACTAACACACAAGTTTACAATGGTAGACGATCCCTTAGCTGTATTCAAGTATGTGATGGATAATAAACTTATTGATAATCCCGAGAACCTCCCAATGGAGGCGTTTATTGATAAATATAAGGCAAACCCTACAGGTTTTAGAGAAATCGCAATGGGAGAGGAGCCTTCCTTTGGGGGCAGATTCGGGGATACTGCATCTAGACCTGGGAGACAAGTAATGTCTTTACAGGAAACCTTATCTCCAGATCTACCTGCTATGTTAGGGGGTCTTCCTGAAGATGCTACTGACGATGAAAAACTTGCCGCATCTGTGGAAGGTGCGAGATTGCAATCTGATTCAGACTCGTTTCTCGGCAAAGTAGGTGGGGATATGTTACGTAGCCCGACCCTACCTCTATCTCTTGCAGCCTCCTTAGCTCCATTTCCTGTCCCGGGTGGATTCAAGACTAAGTTACTTAAAGAAGGGCTTATCGGAGGAGCAGAGGGACTCGCTGAGACTGCTTCAAGTAAGCAACAATTTCTTGCTGACCCAGATGCCACAGACTACGGCCTTAATACATTAATGGGAGCCGGAGCTGGTGCGGGGTTTGTGGGAGCGGGTGAAGGTTTCAAAAAAAGCGCAGGCAAGATTAAAGATAAGTTCTTTTCGGGAACTGGCGATAAGATCCGGAATGAGGCTTACGATCTATGGAAAGACATAGTACAACAGAATGTTCCAAAGCCCCTACAAGTAGGTCCACTTAATCCCAACACTCCTGCGGCTAAGAAGATACTCGGAGGTAAACGTGGGGACGAGTACGAAAAGGGAGCATTATCTTGGTACAAGGATAGGCTTGGCATTAAAAATGAGGACGATTTATACCCGGGACTTGGACTTGCTAATCGAAACTCAGCAGCCGCCACAGATCTACGGGCGCTCGCCACTCGTAGTCCGAAGCTATATCGTCAATGGGAAAATACTTATCAGAAGTTAATCAAAGGGATTGACAAGCAGATTAATTACTCAAAAGCCCCCACCCTAGAGGGTGCAGGCGATTTGATGGTAGAATCAGCAAAAAAAGCTAAGGACAAGTTTTTCTCTAAGCGCCAAAATACTTACAAGAATATCTTACAGAGCGACAAAGGCTTAGAGATTGACAAGGCCATGGATGACGATGCTGTAAAATCTTTTAAAGGGGAATTAGAGAAGTTAGTAGAGGATCTTCAAAGTCAAAAGAACAAAGCCTCTCGCATGGAAGACACTGTGGAGGAGGTTCCTACTCTAGTTCCAAGCAACACTATCGTTGACCCTTCCGGGCAACCCGCTATGGTTACTGGAACTAAACAACAAGTAACGGGTCAAAAACCTGTTTTATTTGACAACCCCAAAGTTGCCCCCAAAGTTAATGCAGCCATTGATGCACAAATTGAAAGAGCTAAGGGTTTAATAGTGTCGTTAGACTCTCGTCTAAATGGCTCGTTGCCCGCAGGCACTAAGAATAAGGATGGAAACACTCTTGCGTTTGAAATAAACAAAGTGCGCTCAAGCCTGCAAAACGATGCGGTGATGGGGAACCCTCTAGAGAAAAATCCGATTGAAGATAAAGTAATTTCAGACTTGAGGGATATGACTCGTGACTTTATCATGGATGCTACTAAAAAAGCAGATCCATCAACTTACGAAACACTAAAGAAAACCAATGAAGAAATCACTAACTTCTTAAAAACCATGGCCTCCCTTAAAGATGACTTAGACCCAACTAGCTTAAAAGATGCGAAGGCGGTGGCCAAGGCAGTTATGGGTAACAGTAAAAAGTTGGGGGCTCTTAAAAAGATTTTTGTGGGCTATGGTAACTCAGACGTAGGCACATTTAATCAAATAAGAGATGCTTGGATGAAGCATAAGCTGATTAAAAAACAAGCTACTACAGGGGAGGTTAAAGACAAGTTGCTAGGTACTTTAGATGACAACAAAGAACTCATCAAGGACTTGTACAACAACGTCTCGTTTGAAGAGTTAAAAATGTACATTAAAGGGCTAAC